CGCCGGAAAAAGTAGAAAATTGGCTGTTACATTCAGCGATGAAGCCTTACGGTTTCTGGCCCAGGATGCTCTAAAACGCGCCGGGGAATTTGAGAAAAAATATCTGGCCTCTCACGAGGCGCATATGAACACAGCGCATGACCTGGCTTGTTGCCGAGAGACGACACGCTTCGAGATTGACAGGCTTAAATTTGACGTTGAGGATGCGAAGGGGTTCATGTCGAAGATGGAAGCGGAGATTTCGCAGTTGAGAAAAGATGCGGCAATACTTGGGCCGGACAGCACGGGGATTGCAACCGGAGCAAATGCAGCGGCGCGATAAAATAAACGCCTTTAAGGAATTAACATGCAGATAATCGCTTACATTCCGACGCGGGAAAATGCCGCCTTCCTACAGTCTAGGATTGACGCGACCATAAAACGGTCGCGAAAGACGGGACATACCACGCTTGGAACGACTATGAACGAAGCTGTGAACTCTTGCGTCGATTTTGTGAGGACGCATAAAAGCCGGTTGAGGGGAAGATAATGTCATGGGTGTTCTTACCATATCGTGGTTCCGAGACAAAGCGTCCCGGCGCGGCAGAAAATTAAGGGCTTGAAGGAGAAGAGATCATGAGCGACAGCACAGCCGTTCTTGCCGCCGGGAGTGCGAACCTCTGCTCGGAGGACGAAATGAATAATAAATCCTATGGTTATTTACGTTTTGCCTGTGGTGCAAGGCTGCCAAAAGATGGGGAATTGAAATGGCCATTGCAAGATGGACCCCGAAGAAAAAAAGATGGCTGGTTCAGATTTTGCGTATATGATGGGCAAGAGAACCACTGCCCTACCATGCCACAAACGCAATGCCAAGGAAAAAATACGCATTGTTTCATGAGATGCCCTGGGCATATTGATTGTTATTACAGATGTTCTGAGGAAGAAAAGAGGGTGCGACGGTTGGCTGGAAGAAAAGTGCAGCAACATTTCGGTCCCAAAAAACCCGATGAGGAAAAGGGGCCGGGATTGTATTTCTATGTTACATGCCACGCCGAATGGATACACTGAGCGGGGAAATATGAGCGCGGCAATAGGCGGTTTTCTGATCGGTCTGGTCAGCGGGATTCCGTTTGGGTTCTGGCTGGCGCGATGCTGCGATGAGATGCGCGAGGATGACTTGCAAAAACAGAAAGACATATTTCGTGAGGGGCGGGTGCGTAAGGGAGGTTGGAACGCTAAGCCTACTACTCCTCGTCCTACGATAGTGCCACCGCCGCAGCATGTGCATGTTGATAACGGCTGGGACACAAAATGTGTGACATGTGGACACGATCTTAACAAGAAGGGTAAACATATGTTCGGTGGATTCATACCGAATAAGGGGGAATAATGCAAAAAACAAAGATCGAATATGCGGACTACACCTGGAACCCTATCAAGATGCGCTGCTCGCCTGTCAGCTCCGGGTGCATGAATTGCTGGCACCTGCGATTCGCCAAACGCCACGCGGCCAACCCGACTTTTAGCCAGGTCGATCGGTCGGCATATGCCGGTGGAACCCCGGTACTCAGTACTACTGAGCTTCAGGCCCCGTTTCAACGTCAGAAACCTGCGCGGATCGCCGTGCAGTTTATGGGGGATTTGTGGCAGAGCTCCATCCCAGATCAGATGATCTACGACGTTTGGCATGTCATCCAGACTGCCCGCTGGCATACATTCCTGCTTTTAACGAAACGGCCAGAGCGCATGGCTAAACTGCTGGCTGGCCTCCCGTCTGGGTTGCCACACATCTGGCTCGGAGTCAGCGTCGAGGACCAGGCCACGGCGGACGAACGGATACCGCTGTTGTTGCAGACCCCGGCCGCGGTGCGGTGGGTAAGCGTTGAGCCGTGTTTGGGAGAGATTGATTTGGAGCAATGCAAAGCCGTTGCATGGAATCCGGGGGTTAATTTGGTCGTATGCGGCGCGGAGACGGGACCTCACAAGCGGCCATGTCAGAAAGGATGGATAAATGTATTGCGCTACCAATGCAGGTCCGCGAACGTCCCATTTTTCGGCAAGGTGGATAGCCAAGGCCGGAAGATAATGCCCAGGGATTTCCCAAGGGAAAAATGATGTACTGGCAGAATGCTGCCGTTGGGCCGGGAGAATTTACTCGGCTCATAAATGCCATCCCCGGATTATCCAGGGAGGACCGGGAAGATCTATGCTCTGAGACGGCGATTAGAATCTGCCTCTACAAAATCCGCCCCGGAAAGACAAAATGGACGCTGGCCAGGCGCATCGCCCGTAACCTGGCGAAGGATTTATGGAAGCATCGTTCTTGTAGAGCGCATCCCACTGAACTCAGACAAGCGCATATCGATGTTCTGGTCTCCGTCGAGACCGGCAGGCCCGATGATAGGCCGGTCCGCTCGGAGGTGTGCCGGTTAAATCCTGAAATGCAAGCCGCCGTTAAAGCGGTGTTCTTTGACGGTCTGAAATATGATGAGGCCGCGCGGAAATTAAACGTCTGTGCCGGCACACTTAGAAGCAGAGTGCATCGCGCGCTCGAAATGATGCGGGAACATCTCAAAAGGTCGTTCATGGAGGCGGAAAATGGGTATAGAATACACTGACGCGGACATGATCAAGATTCCAGATTCGCCGGCTCCACCGGCCGATCTCTATTTCGTCATGGCCTATATCTCGGCCTGTGGCAATGGGAAGGGCCGCTGGAAAATCTGGCCCGAGCAGTGGGCGACGAAACAGGAAGCTGTGGAGGAGGCAAATAAATTGGGACATCTCTGGAAGTGGAAAAGAATCGTGCGCGTGAGGCCGCAATATGCGAGTGAAATTTAAAGACGGTAGCGTGGTCCATGCCGGCCTGTCCGGTGAGCGCCTGCCGCCTGTGATCTTCCAGGGCGTCACGATGTGCGGATTGATGGGAAGGATGGTCCGCCTCGGAATTGACATCCTCCCCGCCCTAAAGGGCAAGGGGAACTAGATGGCGGCAGGAACGTCCGAACACGTATCCGAACGGCGCTCGGAACATCTTCTAAACGACCTTCTAGAATCCCAGGGATGGGACCTGCGTCAGCCGCCGAAGGGAGATCTGCTTTTCCAGAATGAGTATCGCGGCTTCGCTGACCTAGCCGATGCGCTGGCAAAGGCGAGCAAGAAAGGGAGCGGTTCGGGTATCCCCGATGCCTTGCTAGTGGAGCGTGTGTCCGTCACACCGATAGCCGCCATCGAGACGAAGCGGTCTGTAGACGAGGCCGAGAAGGCAATCTGTGAGGCGCAGGGCTACGCCGACGCGCTCGGCAACCTCAGCGGGGCCTACCCGAATCGAAGCAGATATCTTCGATGCGTTGGAATAGAGCCGCCACGCCTAAGATTTCCGTTGACAGATGCCCCTGATAATTCGGTATAATAAGAGTAGAAAGTTCCAGGAGAGTAGAATGCGAGATGTTCCCGCCAAGACGCCGCTGGAAGCCAACAAGATGTGTCGCTTGGAAAATCATGCTGAATATAGGGGGGAGAGATGAAAGTAGAAAAGTTCGACGTAGAACTGACGTTCACCGAGGATGTCCTCGGGGCCACGCCGAAAAGCAAGGATGTCTACGCTAAATTCATCCAGACAAAAGCGCCGAAAGGGGCTGGCGCAGAGGAGCCGGAATCCGTCCAAGACGCCGAGGAAGGCGGTTGGACAGGATTCCATACCGTTGACATCCTCTGCGGGCTATGACCATGCGGGGCCCCCGCGTAACACTCGCACGTTCCGATAAACTTGACGCGGCGAAAGGGCTGTGCTTGAAATTCACCGCCCAGATCGTCGCCAACGCCGAGGGCGTGTCCAAAAAGTGGATCAGCGAGCTCTTTGAGTATGGACAACTTCAGGGCTGGGGGCAGTTCCGCAACGGGTCATACGGGCGCTTCGAGGCCAAAATCGGATAGCCCGGTTACGGTGAGGTCCGTTCGAGCAAGGGCAACGTAGGGTAAGGCGTGCCCCTGTGTGGCGCGGTGGATTAAGGAAAGGCGCTGTAACGGCAACGTAGAGGGATGCGTGGAGGTGTAACGGCGACGTGGAGTGAGGAGAGGAGACGTTGTGGTAAAGTGCTGTAATGAAAGGCGACGTAAAGGCAGGGTGTGGCACGGCACAGCGCAGTAGCGCAAAAATCAAGAAAAACATGAGTACCCACTGGCTCCCAAACGCTGACAGCATGACCGCCGCATGCGGGGTGCTAACCTCAAAGGAAATCGGATCTAGGAGCGCGGGAACCACGGATCCCGACGAGATAGAATGCGAGTCCTGCTGGAAGCACTGTCGGAACCCCACAAGCAGTAGAAAAAAAATCGTACACGCACCCGGGAGAACCGGCCTCAGCAAATGCCGCCTCGCATCCATGGCCGGAGAAGCCCCTGGGAAGATTACATGCAAACGATGCCTGCGGGCAAAAAAGGGGGCTCCATGGAAGAAGTGGCGCACGAGTGTGCAGATCGGGAAAGCAACGCTATACTTTTCACTCAACAATGTCATGATAAAGATTGGGTGGCGCTATGTGGTGGCCCCAATGGATTCCGCAAATCGGATCGGATTCTTACTTGAAAACAGCGCCTCCGGCATCTGCGGAGAGGTACGGATAGACGCCGCCCAAACAGAAATCCGGGTAGCCCGGGGGAGGCACTATATTGCCCTCTCACCAGAGGACGCCGCGCGTTTAGGGGCCTCCCTGGCAGGCACCCACAGATATGTGTCCGCAGACAGCCAAAAAGGAGTCTATTAAGGAAACCTTTACTGTAAGGACTTATGTAGTTACCGCTTTTCTTCTATTGTAGAAGAAGAAGAAGAAGAAGAGAGAAGAGGTATAACAATAGGATAAACCGGTAACTACATAAGTGCTTACAATAGACGTTTAATGTATCCTTATAGCATGGGAGCACACAAGACGTCCCTCGCCATGGGCCGGCGCTTGTTTGGGTGGATGTTGGTTGCAGCAGGCGGGGGTTTTAGCGGGCCGGCGGCCCGTTGGACTGCGGAGCCTTTACCCGGACCGCGCATAGATGCCAACCGTGCGTAGGGCTTTGATGCTCCCCCTGGACTCCTCGTCGACAGACAACTACTCGCCGGCCTTGTATGTTTTTCGTACGAAAGAAGCCCTTGACAACCGCGAATTTATATGTGATATATAGGTGATGACCAGCTTGAATCCTTCAGGTAAGCCGCGTGCGAAGAACCGGCGGACCCTCTCTCCACTTGCACGGCGTGTTCTTTCCGAGGCGGTCAGGGACCCTGACCGCACGTTGCGGGAGATCGGAATTGCCGCGGGTCTTCCCGCGGATGAAAAAGTTTCATTGCGTGTCGGGCGCGCTCTCCGGCAGAAGAACACGCAGGAGATCATGCGTGAGATGATGGAGCGGACGCCCGGGCTTAAACGGGTAGATCTTCTCGGTAAATTGAAGGATGGGCTTGATGCGACTTTGGTGGCGCGTTTCGCGCACCTCGGAAAGGTCAAGACCGAAAAGGTTGATGTTGATTTCTCCACACGCGGGCGGTATTTGGATTTGGCCTTCCGCGTAAATGGGGCCACGAATTATCAGAGAGTCGAGTTGACTGGGCCAGCCGGCGCACCGTTGATACCGGAGGCGCTGGGCAAAGTCCTCGATGCAATGCGTGAGGAGGACTTGAAGCTGTTGATAACAAAACTACTGGTCGAATGAACCGTGTCATCTCTTTTGCGCTGGTCGGAGTTCTCGCCTCCACCAGCGCTCCTTTATGGTGGGGCCACCAAGCAATCGTACAGTCCGAGTCGCCGGCGGCGTACCTTGAGGGGTCCCGCGGCGCTATCTCACAGAGAGCTCGGACCCTTTTTGTGAATCCGGAATTGACGGCGCTGCTGCGGGACAAAGATTTCCGGCATGTGTCCCAGGTGTCCGCGCGCGCGAAGTTGATGAAGAAGGCGGCGGCGCGCGGGGATGTGCTCACTTGGGGATGGGCCGCGATGCCGGATAAGTTTACGCTGCCGTTTTGTAAGGAGATGCACGGGTACATTGTAGACCACAGGAAGGCCCCCCTGATGTCCTTGAAGGCGCCGCGCGGTTTTGCTAAGACCATGATAGGGTGTTCGCTCATTCCATTATATCAGGGCCTCGTCGAGCCGAAGTCGTACAATTTCTATTTGTCGGTGCAGAGCACGGATGAGAAGGGACTGTCCGTGAATCGGGCGATGAAGCAGGAGCTTGAGGAAAACGAGGCTATCCGCGCGGCGTATGGGGCGCAGATTTCGGACAGATGGACGGACTCGGAGTTCCAACTCCGCAATGGGGTGGCATACAAGAGCGTCGGGGCCGGAGTATCGTTGCGGGGATTGCAATATAGAAATCGCCGCCCTGATTATGTGATCGTAGACGACATATACAATGAATCCGACATATACAGCGTTGAGGCAACGGAGCGCGTCAATGCCTGGTTGAAGGGGACATTGCTCAAAGTCCAGGCGCGCGGCCGCGCGGCCGCGTTCCATGTGCAGGGGACCGCGATCAATAGGGCGGATGTGCTGACCGATATGGAGAAGTGGCCCGGGTGCGTGCATCGCACATTTTCCGCGCTGAAGGACGATGGGACTTCTTTGTGGCCAGAGCTCTATACGGTAGACGAGCTGGCGGAAGACAAGGTCCGCATGGGTTCCGTGATTTTTAACCGCGAGATGCTGAATCAAGTCCAGGACGACAGCGAGGCATTGGTGAAGAGCTCCTGGCTGACACATTGGGAGTACGACCCCGCGATTGTCTGGAGCCAGAGGCCCCGCGACGTGCAAGTCATTGGGGCGGTTTTGGGATGCGACCCCAGCACAGGGGCCAAGGAGACGGGGGACCCCGCCGGGTTTTGTGTTGCCGTTGAGACGCGAGGTCCCGGATCAAAGATGGACTGGTGGATTGAGCAGCTTCACAACCAACCCTTGAGTTGGGACGCCCGCCTTGGGCAGCTTGAGAGGATGAAGTCGGTCCAGGAAGCCCGGGGGGTTGAGTTCAGGATCAAGCGGGCCAGGATCGAGGGCATTTCCGGCTTCGCGGATTTCGCCAACCAAGCAAAGGTTAGGACGGGGCTCCCCGTAGAAACCGTGACTTTTGTGAAAGGAAAATTGGCTAACTTGGCGTCGAAGGCGGGACACTTCGAGTTCGGGAGGGTACATCTGTCCAGGGACATCCCGCAGGCGCTGCGGAGCGCCCTCGTGGATCAGCTCACAACGAACATCCCGGCGCATGACGATCTTCGAGACAGCCTGCTCTTGTGCTTGGACGAGACCGCTTTGCCGATGAGCGCGTGGGTGTGAGGATACAATGAGAATCTACCGCTTTTCAAAGGACGGGGCGGATGAGGCGCTGGTGCTGGCCAGGAGTGAGAAGGACGCCCGGGAGCGTCTACTGCTTCGGAGGACCGATGTGAGCCGGCGGGATTGGGTGTTGCGTGGGTCCTTGCCGTATGGTAGGCTGGCCGTGGAGCATCGGGATATCGGGACGGCGGGGCTCGCCTCGCTGGCGGCCAGAGGTATGCGTCTGGAGGCGGCATCGTGATCAAGAAGACCGGGATATATGCGGGCAAGGAATTGCGGAATGCCGGCGAGTCAGAGTGGCTTTTTGACGCGGAGGTCCTTGGGGCCAACGGACAGCGGACCACGATGCAGGGAAAGGTGCAAGCGGCAGGGCGCAACCAGGCGGATGCCGCCGTGGCCGAGAAGATTTTGCTCGCCGGGGGGAAGCCTGTTAAGGTGACGCTAGTGGAGCGGGGGAACTCTGCGGAGACCATTTCGATCACCGCGATCCCCGAGGCCGAGTCGGATGGCAAGTGGGACTGGCGCGTTCGCATAACGAAGCCGAGCGGCGAGGTCCTCGAGGACAAGGTGTCCGGCGGCCGGCAGGTCGCTGAAGATCGAGCGCGGGGGATGCTGCGCGATTCAGGCCGACTTCTTCAACCTGTTCGAGAGTGCCAAGCGCGTGGTCGACGGAGACCCGAGCCGCATGATCTTCAGGGCGAAGGACCGCGATGGTTTCCTGGTCGTCAAGAAGGCGGACAAGCCTCTCATGGAAGGCCAGAAGTTCGAGGAGGTCGCGCCTTGAGGTCGCGCCTTGAGGTCGCGAATTCTACCCGCGGCACACCTGAGCAGCTCAAGGCGCGCGTCCTGACCAATGCCACCCCATGCTACGAGTGCGGGTCGGCGAACTCGTCTTGCTCCGTACAGACATTGCCCTGCGGCTGCCGAGTGCATCAGCGATCGGTGTATCATGATGGAGCTTATCATCGGGCACAGGACAAGGACTGGACAGAAAAATGCACGCTGCACCGTGATCCTCCCAAGAAATCGTACAACCGGCCATGCGCAAAATGCGGGACCTACTGCTATGGGGACTGCGAGGCGAACGCGAATTCCGCGCGCGGAACCATGGGGCAACTCGAATTGCGAATTGCATCCCTTCGGGAAGCCCTGAAAACTGGAAAGGACCCGGATGCCGACCAGGTCGTCCGCGAGGAGCTGCAGGCCCTACTGAAGGAGCGGGGCGGGAATGCGAACGTCGGAGAGGAGACGGCGTCTCCAGATGAGCTTGCAGACGCAGGCAAGCAGAAGTATGGGGGCAACACCTAGTGCACGCGCACGCCAGACACGTCGAGACGCCCGAGGCCCTGGTCATGGGGGCTCTTAGGCACTTGCTAAATCTCAAGGGACATGGTAAGCTACTTGTGGAGATACGGGATGGTAGGATATCGATGATCGAAGAAAGCAAGCGAACGCTGATCACGTAGGCTAGGGCTACCCGTAAACGGGCGCCGCCACGCAGGGGAAACCTGCGGGGCGGCTTTTTGCTTTTAAGGAGAAGCTTGAACGAGCCGGCCGCCGTCGGACTTCCCGCCACGAAGTATGGCTACGTCTACCATACGTTCTGCACTGCGTCCAAGAAGCACTACATCGGCCAGCACGTCGGTGCGAAGTTCGACTCATTTTACCTCGGTAGCGGGAAAATTCTCAAGAGGGCAGTCCTGAAGTACGGAGAGGATGCTTTCGAGGTTACTCCGATCAAGTGGTGCGCATCCAAGGAAGAACTTAATCTTGAGGAGATCTGGCAGATTACTCGCTTTCGGAAGAGGTACGGAAAGAGGAAGATCTACAACATTACGAACGGTGGGGGCGGGATTTCCTCTGAGTCTTGGACCCCTGAGATGCGTGGTGCAATCAGCAGGGCTCATAAGGGTATAAAATTAAGTAAAGAACATCGTGCTAAGATTAGCGCGGCAGAGAAGGGCGTCCCAAAGATGCCCCTTACTAAAGAGCATTGCGCTGCAATTAGTAGGGCGCGAAAGGGGGTGTCTCTTAGCATTGCGCACCGAAGGGCGATTGGAAAAGCCGGCAAAGGAAGGGAATTTAGCAAGGAGCATCGCAGGAAAATAAGTGCTGCTCTTCAAGGACGTCCGTCTCCTTTAAAGGGTACTACATTTACTGCAGTTCATTGCCGTCGAATAAGTTCTAGTAATAAAGGGCGACGTAGTCCTATGCTTGGGAGACAGCACTCAAAGGAATCTCGTGAAAAGATGCGTATAGCCGTTCGTGATCATTGGGCTACGGATCAAAATCGGCGCATTTTATTGCATAAACATAGGAATCGTATTACTGGGTGCTTTGCATGAATAAGAGCAGTATAGACATAACTGGCCTTAAGGCACAAAATGGGTTGCTTCGGGAGCACTGCGAATATTTGCAGGAAGCCGTTGCGCTCAAGAAGCAGCAACTTTCCAACTCTCTTACCGGATTAGCTACGAGTTTTACCCATCAGGATAACATCACGAGTCTTATCCCCCTCTTCACGTCGAATTTATATAGCCCCCTTTCTTTAAATTATGTATGTCTAACGTATATGTATAAAAGTCATGGGATTCTGCAAACCATGATTGATGAGCCGGTCTTGGATGCCTTCCGCGACGGCCTGGACATCCAGTCCATGGAACTTAGCGCGGAGAATATCGGGGAACTTGAGGATTTCGCCGAGGAGCGGGGCATCTGGGAGACGGTGAAACAGGTGCTGATTTGGGGGCGCCTCTACGGAGGAGCTGGCGCGATCGTTAACATCGGCCAGGACTGGGAGAGGCCCTTCGTCGAGGCGGATGTGCGCCGCGGAGAGCTGGACCTCTACGACGCCGACCGCTGGGAGTTCTCGGGTGCGGAGCGCGGAGCGAAAGAGTTCCTCTTTTATGGGAAGCGCCTCGACGCTTCCCGCGTCCTGACGTTTGGCGGCAAGCGCGCTCCGCGCCTTATCCGCTCGCAGCTCTCCGGCTGGGGCATGAGCGAGCTGGAGCGCGCGGTCGAGGATTTCAACATGTGGCTGCGGGGGCGCAACGTCCTCTACGAAATCCTCGATTCGGCAAAGATCGACGTCTACGCGATCAAAGACTACGCCGCGACGCTGGCTACGGCGGACGGCGAGTCCATCATACGCAACCGCATCCAGGCGACGAACTCGATCAAGAACTTCCACAACGCCTTGATCCTCGACAAGGAAGATGATTACAAGGTTTCTCAACCCTCTTTTTCCGGGCTCGCGGAGGTCATGAAGGAGAACAGGATGGGCATCGCCTCTGCCTTGCGCATGCCGCTGACCAAGCTCTTCGGGATGAGCGCGGCGGGGTTCAACTCAGGCGACGACGACCTGGAAAATTACAATGGGATGATCACGGCGCAGGTGCGCGAGCCGGCCAAGCCTCTCATCCGTAAGGTCCTGCGCCTACTGCAGCTTGCGGTGTTCGGGAAGGTTTACGACCTGAGTTTCAAGTTCAAGCCGCTCCGTATCCTGGGCGCGGTGGAGGAGGAGAGTGTGCGGACATCCAAGCAGAACCGCTACCACCAGCTCTTTCAGGCGCAGGTCATAGACTCCAAGGAGTACGGCGAGCTGCTCCATAAGGACGGCCTGATCTCGATCCCCACGAAGGCGCAGCAGGGCCTGCTGCCGCCGAACCCGACGGCGCCCAGCGAGGAACAATTGTTCGGGGAGGAGCCGCAGGCGCAGTCGGAGGCGGAGAGGCTGGAGCGGCAGGGTGCGCCCGGAACCGCCGGGCAGGAGGCGACATAGTGAGCAGCAAGAAGGCGAACCCGCAGGCGTCGGACGACGTGATCCAGGTACGCATAGCGTTCGACCTGAAGACGAACAAGCTGACCCTCCTGTCGAAGGCGAATACGACCATTCTCCTGGGGATTTTGGAGACGGCGAAGATGCTCGTAATGGAACAGCAGATACTGATCAAGCTCTCCTTAAAGTCCGGCGAGAAGCCGGGGGACGTGATCGCGCCGGCGACGTCCGGCCAGATGCCGCGAACCGAGGTGACAAAGTGAAAAATAGCCTGCCGACTTTCCTGATGGTCCTGGCGCTTCTCCTGCCGGCCAGGGCCGGTGCAACTATCGCATTGGTGAGCGAGTCCTCCCTGGCGTACGATTCCAATTACTCGATGGACCAGACCACGCTGGGGATCAGCGTGGTGTCTGCCCAGGCGGACTACACGTCGGCCACTCTGGCGGGCCTGACGTTCAACGGGGGTCGCGTGTCGACGGGCGTCGTGACGGTCGCGACACTCGGCGGCCTGACGACTTCTTACATGCACAACATCATCACGGTGGCGTCGACCACGACCTTGGAGGGCGCCCTGGTCTCCATTCCAGGCTATGTCCTCAAGGCTAGAAATGACTGGGCCATCGGCCCGACGGCGGCGGCGACGGCGGCGAGCATCGCGGCGGCCATCAACGCGAAGATGCCGAAGATGTCGGCATCGTCCTCCGGCGCGGTGGTATATGCGACGGCGACGGTCGTAGGATATGACGGCGTGCTGACGGTGAGCGCCGGTACCGGGTTGACGCTCGGGGTGGCCTCGCCGATGCAGGCGAATGCAGTCTTGGCCCTTAATGGCGTGCAGCTGATCGCCTGTCGGGATTGGTGGGAGTACGCCACCGAGTCGAAGACGGCGATCTCCATCGCGGCGGCCGTAAACGCGAACGCAACACTTAGCGCGATCATGACGGCGACGGCCGACTCACCGAGCGCCGGCAAGGTTCTGCTGACCTCGAAACTCACCGGAGTCGGGACGCTCTATGCGATGGCGTCGTCGGCGCCGACGGCACTCTCGCTCTCAGGGGCGAACATGGCGAATGGTGCGGCCAGTGCGTACTCACTTAGCGGGCATGCGATCGCCGCTCCGGCGCACGGCTTCACTACGGGCGTCGCGGTTCTCTATACGCAGGCGACCGGTGCTCCGATCGGCGGTCTGACGGATCAGACAACGTACTACGCGATTGCGACCAGCGCATCCGTTCTGGCGCTGGCTTCGAGCAAGGCGAACGCCGTGGCCGGGACGTACGTCTCCTTCACCAGCAGCTCGACGCCCGCCGCGAATTCCGTGGCGACATGCACTCTGGCGCCGCTCGCGATCACGGGGACGCCCAGCTTCAAGTGGCAGGTGTCGAACGACAACGCGACGTGGACGGATATGTCCGTGGACCAGGTCACGATGAGCGCCTACACCACGCCGGCGACCTCGAAGATATGGAACTTCGGCGTCGTCGGGTTCCGGTACATCCGACTCAGCGTCACGGGTCCGACGACAGGCGGGATATACCTGTACGTCTCCGCCAACACGCAGTCCCCGCCCGCCGCGACGTACGTGGCCAAGGTCGGCGACACCATGTCGGGGCCGCTCGCCATGTCCGGTGGGTTGGCGTACATCGTCAGCGGGACGAGCATCACGGCGGGGCGGTTCATCGGGCCGGTCACGGGAGCAATAACGGGCAACGCAGATACGGCTACGGCCCTCGCGGCCGCGCCTACCGTCGCTACGAGCGGGAATGTCTGCCTCGGGATCGCTGCGACTGGTACATGCAAGCATGCGCCAGTCGACGCCTCCGCTGTGTCTGCTTCTACGAATCCGGTGCAGTCGGCGGCGCTCTATACACACGCGGCCCTGACGGGGACATCCGCCCACAGCGCGGCGGTCGCAGCGACGGCGAGCAGCCTAGTGGTGAGGGATGCCGGCGGCGGCGGCTCGTTCAATTCGCTCACGGCCACGACAGTCACGATTCCCGGGC